TGCTCCTTTGGCGGGAGCGCGATCCGAAGAGCCCCTTTGGAAGGGGGTACTCCGAATGATCCGAAGATCGGTATCTCTATACAGAGTATAGTCATACCACGCGATACCTTAACTTGACGAGATACATACCGTATCCACCGAACTTTTCGACTGACTAAGCATCAGACGCATCCGACAAGACAGGACATCCAGGGAATCCTCCGAAGAGAACGGGCTGGAGTGAAATCTGGCTTGATACACGAATGAACACCGGTGACGGCACATCCCTCATCAATGAGGATAAGGTCGTTGGGGTCTCCCCCGCCCAATAGGGCCCGAGAACTGTTCTCGAGTTAGGACTCCGGAGGGTCCGGCAAAGGATCCTCAGTCGGATGGATTGGATTGAAGGCAGGTTCTAAGGATTTAGAAAACCTAAACTTCTCAGGTTGGGACGAAAGCAAAGTAATTGCACTTTGTCTCTGGGTTGGATGGACGAGCTCAATTTCATAATCGAAGAAGAGACGCCCAACATTTCCAGCAGATCCCGACTGTCCAATAACAATTCCCAAATGCAGAGCTATGGCCTGATTCTGATCGGCCGTATCTGGAGATGGGACACTAACTAAGGAATACTGAGTACGCATACGAGTGCGGAGAATATCCGCATCGAGCATAATCTCAGAAACGGACTGGCCCTTCTGATTATTAGTCAGAGTCGAGCCCCAAAAGGGACCACTCACGGAATTCTGAGTCTGAGAAAGACCAGAAAAGTGATTGGTACCAGCGTACCAGGCGTCGACATCTTCTACATCATAGAAGAGGCCTAGCGCCACATCACCGCTTGTCGTCGTTGGGCATGTAGATGAATAACATACCCGAAGACGACGCCAGCGGTAGTACGCATATGAGGTCGCAATGCCCGAAAGCCATGGGAAATTCCCAGTAGAGATTGGCGATATATACAATTTCACAATTGTATTCGCAGAATCACTTGCTGTGATATCGTAGTTGTATTCACAATTGGATACAATTACGCCTTGGCTGGTAGACCTGATCTAAGGGCCAGTCTTCCTTAGGATCGTGGTACGATTCACAGGTGTAACCATCTTTGAAACGGGGACACCAACGAACTTACCACCCGACTGCTTCGCTTTGCGAAGATTTGACTTACTTTTGGAAACCATGATATATATACTTCATGCCCGCAAGGGGACCGTTACGTGTGAGATTGGCCAATTCGGTCTCTAACTTACACCATACTGGTTAATGGCCACGGAAGATATCATGGTAATGGGGGAATGGGTCCGGTTGGTCAGGGTACTATCTCACAAGGTACCACATCATCCGGGGCTAGGACCACGTGTTAGAGAGGACGGAATGGAGTGGTTCGCGGGAAAGAGGAGCCAAATCAATTGGGGCATCGCGCTGGAGAAATCTTCTCCAACGACGACGACCAAAGACCTGGATCTTCTTCAGCGTCAGAGGTTTTATAACCCAACGACGCACCGCCATGAACCTCTCAGCATATCCGCCTCCTGACCGGTACGGGTCCGGATGGAAGTCAACAGGTGGCATGGTTTGATTGGAGGGGGGAATACCCCAGGCATATAATGCCTTGTATCTCTCGTCAGGACTGGGAACCCTCGAGTAATATCGGTTAGATAAACCAGATATACCCTTGAGCAACCTATTAAATCGCGATTGAACTCGCGAATAGTCCTAGTGGATACCCTCACGGAAATCGAACAGGCCACGACGATGAGCTTCCATCCAAAGAAGGTGTGTTCTCGAAAACTGATATCCATCTGGGACGCGACCCCCCAGACAACCCAATTCCTTAGGTCCAAATAATGGACCGGGAAAGGCTGAAAGGGCGGGATAGCGAGAAAGGAAGAGACGATAAGCACGGGACCAATTTTCACTTGGAACCGTCTTCTCGAAATCCCTCCAAAGGCTACCATATTGATCCCAAGGCAGGACCTGGACGCCCGTCTCCGGGTCGACCATTTCTTGCGTATAGGACAAAAGTCCCACGTTCGGGACTGGTAACCTTATAAGGCGAGAATCTTCCTTAGACCAGATGTAATACTCACTGTTAATAAGGGCAAGGTCTCTGGAGTAATAGTTTTTCCCAAGGGAGAATCTAAGACCGACAGAGGCCGTGCGCTGTTTCCAGATAGAGTACTCCGGTAAAGAAGCCGGAAAGAGAACATCATCACCATTAACCCTCATAAACCTGTCTCGAGGAATGGCAAGACAGGACGCAGAGCGGTTGAGAAGACAGAGAAGAGGGAAACTCAAAATATTTCCCATCATCTGTCCACGGGTAACCTGAATAGGTTCAGAACCCAACTCAACCATAATATCTGTGAGGCAACGGACACAAATACGGCGTAGGACATCTTCGTAACGAGAACGGAGATTCTCTGGAATGGAATCCAGATTGAATCTCGTCCTCTCGAGCATGGCCCTAACGGCGTACTCCGTATAACGGAGATAAATATTATCCGTTGCTGCCTCATAGTCTCCCTAGACGAACTGTTGACCGGGGGCCAGTCGAAGCTCAGATATACTCTGAGAGACTGGCTTACCGCCGATAAGCTCATATACGGGGAGTCTCCGCATCTTAGAATGCCAAGCCTTCTGGATAGGCTTAAGAAGATTTAAAACCCATGACTGACGAGTGACTAGTCTGACCTTAAGAGGTTCTGGAATCCCAGCAACACGAGCATTGTAGGGATCTCCTCCATTCTCAAGGGACTCTGCGTGGTCGATAAGCTCAACGAGCAAGTCAGACCATAGGGAGTCCCAGTTGGTAGAAAGGAGCTGTACATCAGACATTTTATCTACAAGATCCTCCACTTTCGAAAGAAAGGGATTTTCTTGAAGATAGTCAGGAAGTACAAAGTTCCGGACGTAGCCCTGGACACCTCCCTCCCTTCGACTACTTTCGTAGCAAGAGGAAGTAGAGGGCGAAAAGGGTTTAGTATAGTCCGCTACCATCTCACCTATCTCATGGACCGAGGAATCTATAGATTCCTCGATTCGATGAGAATAGGGATAAAAGGAAGGAGGAGGACGCTGGAGAGCGTCCCCATATTCTCTTATCTTGGACTTGACTAGAGACTCAGGAAGGGGAGGAAAGAGACGCTTCGAATAGAGCATTAAAGCTGCTAACCGGAGACGTCTGTTCTTCCCCTTACCGGTCATACGATTCCTCCAAAAGGACCTGAAAGGCCCAGAAAGGAGAGAATAGGGATCGGTAACCTTCTGTGGTGGCGTGTCATCTCCTAAGACCAAGGGAAGCCAATAGGCGACCCAGGACTTAAGTAGAGACACGAGTTCCGGTATATCGTTTACCGGACATTCCTCCACGAGAACACGAGTAACACGAACTCCCACAAGGGAGAAGGTATCAACAAGTGCTTCGTTACACTTTTTCCAAAAGTGTGAGGCACGCATTCTTGTCGGCCGTTGAGCTTCCTCAAACTCAACAGCAGACAGTGGGACCGAATGGTGCCTGTCACCCCTAACCAAGGGGCCACGGTGCTGACGGTCTTTCGACCTCCGGGGGGTCCTACCTCCCGCGGATCTGGTGCTCCGATGAGTA